TAACATAAATATATGATTTATTCTATTTCTGCGTAGTTGTGTCCAGACTTCGTGTAGTAATTAAACTTCAGTAGCGAAGTTATGCTATCTAATAAATTTTCCGACGAATCATAATCCAATAATATAGAATCGTATGTGTATAATATAATTTTTGTTTTCTTATCTTTAAGTAAATTAACAACAGCTGAAAACTGCACTACATTAAATACGGTTTCTGTATTTTGGACAATATAATTAAGTAATTTTTGTGGTGTTGGGTTTTCAATCATTTCTTTAGTGAAACGTTTACCGAATTGTGTACCAATTCCAATCAGTTCTTCATTCCATAATTTATTTGTATAACGATTTACATCAGAAAAGAATGGTTTATCTTGGAAGTCCTTTCTAACGCCACCATATAATTGTTGAAATACTAATTCCTTAATTGTTTCAGGTGTTGATCCGGGGAATTGAAGCGATAATTGTTCGTATATGTTTCCTGTAAATTCATATCCCGCTAATTTAGCGATAATAGTTGGGTGATATGCTTTAAAATCTATTTCAACTAACGTATCGTTTTCTGGAATAAATGCAGCACGTTCACCATTTGTTTTATTTAATGCCGCAAAATTAACACCATTAAATGCATTTGATGGTCTTCCAGTTAATGTATATAAATTATATTGTGTGTATATTTTACCTTTAGATACTGAAAATTTAGGGTTGGGTAATGTTTTAAAATGCTCAATGAATGGTTCCTTTGATAATTTAATACCTTGCTTTTCAATATTGTAAAATAATGGAGCAATGTAGTGATTCAAGAATGCATATGGCTCTAAATCTTCACTAATTTTATTTATTGTTTGCTCAATATGATCATATATATTTTCATATTTTTCATAATGTTTTGCTATAGGAATTAGTGTTGATGGTGCTTCAGTATAGTATTTGCGTTTGAAATCCGTTTCAACTTTTGATTCGTATTGCTCAATATTAATTTCTTGATAGTGTTGATATGAGTTAATCAGTTGCACATCAATTAATTGAGGACTCAACGTGGGGAAATGGTGTAACACCGCTTTCTTATCTAATGTATATAGATTATTGACTTTAGATAGTTTGTCGAGTATATCGGTGATTGATAACGATAGTGATTCGGAATGGTTTACACATAAAATGTACCCTTTATGTCCTTTAATCCATCTAACATAAATTAGGCTGATGTTTTGTAAAGCAGGATGATAGTTTTCATTCGTTGCAATAATATGAATGAATGTATCTTCACCAATATGTAACTGATCTAATTGATCTTGTTTTTCAATAATATAAAACATAGCATAACCTTTTACTTAAATGTAGTTAAGAATTCTATATAAATTCCAAAATTCCAGGAAGTTCTCTTTCTATTCTGTTTAATTCTTCTTCTGGAGAATATGGAGGATTCCAAAATATTGAAGTAGTTAAATACAGTGGGTTTGGTTGGGCGTTTCTATATGTTGTTATATCAACCTCAATTATTGGAGCATCAATTTTATTTTTTTGTTTAATAAAATAACGTTGAGATGGTTCAGTATTTCTACTATATGCATATTTAATTCGAATAATTGGGAAATTATCTTGTTTAATTAAATTCATTATGTTTGGATTATTACGAAGATATACTGGGTCAACGTTACTGATATCATATGCTGCTTGGTGTAAATTTGATGTATATGGGATCAAAGCTAATGCTGTGGGATTATATTTAGCTCCAATATAATTTTTACCAGCATTTGAGTGATAATATCCAACATAGTTTTCATATGTTGCTTCTATTAAAAACTCATCACCTCTAGTATATAAATCTTCTAATAGTCTATTTTTAGGAGGTCTCATTATTGTCCGTTAACAATTTTAGTTACTGTTGGATTTTGTGAATATGATGTTACTTTAGCATATTGTGTATCATATGGTGGTTTATTTAGATTACGTACTATAGCACCGGCAGTAACATTAGTTACTAATATGTTAGCTTGTTCTTGAGTACAATTATTAGGATCAATTTTTAATTTTTTAGCCATTGCAGGTATATTATTTTTTAAATACTGTGCATTAATTTTAGCAGCTACTGCTGGGTCGTTAGCTAAATCCGGATTATTAACTAAATCTACACCTATTTGTTTACCTATTTTTTCGTATGCTGCTCTTCCAGTTAATTGATTAAATCCTCTTCCTCTATATCTCCACCCATCTCCAGATTGTGTGTTTCCTAAACCTAATTTAGCTTTTTTATCTGCTGCTGGTCCATATATTAAATCAGCAAATGCTACTGGACCTTGTGCTTTTACTGCGGATAGTTGCTCTGGAGTTAGGTGAGAAACACGACTTGGGAAAGTTGCATAAATTTTAGCATTATCAGTAAAACACCACCCCCTTATATCTTCACTTTGAGGTGCTCCTCCTGATTCTTTCATTATAACTGATAAAGAAGCAATTTGGACAGTTTTTGTAAATCCACCTAAGCTATCTTTAACGGATGTTAAATTAGCGGCAACTTGTTTAGAAGTTATAGGGGCTGTTTTAGCTACTCTAGTTACTGTTACTACTTGATTAGTTGTTGGATCATAAATATAAGCTGTTTCTAATGTTATATTAATACTTAAATCAGCTTTGCTTTTATTTAAAGTATCTGCTACACTATCTGGAATCGATGGGTTACCATCAATTACTGTTTTCCATTGGTTATCTGTGCCTATAGTGTGTTTAATATTAGTAACTATATATTGTAAATCAATTCCACTTTCATCACCCTTATATGATGATGGGGTAAATGTTTTATCAATATTAAATATATTTCCAATAATAATTCCACCAATTCCATCAAATGTTAATGATACTTTTGTTGGAAGGATTGATTTATATTTGTTATTTGATTTATAGTTATTAGTTAAGAAACTAATAATATCATTCAGTGAAGTTTTAAAACTATCCATTTCTTCTCCTTTTAACTTCTCATCAGTCATACCATTTATAGCCTGAAAGAAACCAACAAGTTTCCCTAAACTTTCAGCAAATCCTGCGGCTTGATTGTCTAAAGTTTGATTAGATGATATTGGAGAATCCTTTTTAGATATCATTCTATCTCTAATACCTGTATTAAAAGCAACCATTGAACTATTTTCTAATCCTAATTTACCAGCATCAGACTGAGCTGAAATAGCAATTATAGTTGATTGGTCTGAAAATATTTGGGATTCAAATTGGATATCTCTGAGAATAGATTTTGTTCCACTTACTTCAAAGGTAAATGGTTTAGGAGGTGCACCTACATTCGTGTAATTTAAATCAACTATATAAGCGGTCTGTCCATCTATTATTACTTCAAAATTATTAACATTGCCCGTTGAATTTTGAACAGATGATAATATATTTTTTATATATGGGATTAATGCAATTCCTTGCTTTTCTGCGGGATCTTGAGATTTTAATGTTTCGCTAGATGCTAACTCATATAGCATTCTTAAGTTAAGGTATATATTTGAATGAATACCATAACTTTTACCAAAGAGTACATTATAAAATGGTTGACTTAAACTATTACAAAAAGCTAAATATCCAACTGATGGATTTGATGCTAATTCAATAGCTTTGTTAGCTGGTTCTATTTTTTTAGCTGCCTCTTGTGTTTTTTCTATTGCTTGTTGTTTATATGATTTTTCCTCTTTATTTACAATACTTTGTAGTTCGGATGCTTTCCCTAAATGGCTTAATGAAGTATATATTTCACTACCAGATAAACCATTAGTAATAAAAGCACCATCTAAAGTATCATTATCTAAAAATTTATATAAATTTGATTCTTTAGAACCATTAATAATAGCAAGGTTAATTTTTTCTAAGTCTTGTTTGTTTTGAATTTTTTTAAGTTCAGCAATAATATTTTTATCTTGGCTTCCTTTACCTGTTGTATTTTTTAAAGTAATTAATTTTTTAGCAATTTCTTCTGGAGAGGTTCCTGGAGATACTGGATTTGTTTTTTTAGGCTGGTCTTTTTCTTTCGGAGGGACTTCAACATGAACTACCGCTTGACCATCAGCAGTATATGTGGTGGTATCTTTAAATTTAATACCTGCAATGTTAGTTGAAAATGCTGGGTTTTTAATAACGCACACTCTTGGATCTACTGAAATTTGTAGAGGGTGAACTAAACAATTTAATGGGAATCTGCCTTTACCTAATTCTATTCTATCATTTACTGATAGTTTAATTAGAGCTTTATTATCTCCTGATGGGTTTTCCAATAAGATAAAATTATTTAATAACCCCACCAAAGATTCTAAAGTAATATAAACATCTTTTCCCGGATCAAATAAACTACCTTTAACAGAGGTAGCATTTGGGTCTTCTGCTGAAGTAGCATCTGATGATACTTCTGTTAATGGGGGAATTTGTTCACTTGTAATAGCAACGGCAAAGTCAATAGCTCCCTTCTTTTTACCATAATCATATATTATTTGGCTAGAACCTGATCCATTAGGGAATTTTGTAGTATCTCCAGATTGAGATTTACACAAAGCATAAGTTTCAAATAATATTCCAGTTAATACATTTTTTGAATATTCCTGAGATATATTTTGAATATCAGCATATGGAATATTAGATAATAATGTTTTAGTAGTTTGATTAGAGTTTTTTAATACTGGGCCTCCGGAAAAATTGATTTTATATGATTCTAATATTTCACCAGTAGATATAATTTCTGTAGTGCAATCGTACCCTCCATCAGCTCTATATTTCCATCCATAATTCATTACATATCCGAACATAGCATCATAATTGCCATTACTTTCTAATGAATATTTACGTAATTCACCTAAATATACTTGAAGATCTATATCTTTTCTATTAAAAAATGTCGGGTCTTCTTTTTTAGCACTTATTAGTCTACCAGAATTATCAAGATATGGACTCCATCCCCACTCAAGTAATACAGTGTATCCAGGACGCATATATAATTGCTCAAGAATATCGAGTTGTTTAATATCCCAACACTGGAATGTAACTGTTGCTTGTCTTAGTGAACCGTATGCTCCTTTATTTTGAATAGAAATATTAGTAATACCAGGCATTGGGCGGATACCTAATACATTGTTTTCGTTTTTTTTAGTTGATGCATTATAGGTTTGGTGACTATATGCTGAAGTATCATATGATCCTAATCCGGATTTTTGACCTCCAGATGAATTTAAAACACCACCGGTCAATACATTATTTTGAGCTAATCCAACTACTTTTTTAGAATTACTTCCTACTATATCCACGCTAGAACGTAATTGTACCCATGCTGTTTTTGAATTTAAATATACCAAATCAGCTGGTGATCGATTTTCTTTACCAATAAGATTTTGGCGTGCTGTTAACTGTCCAGCAACTTCAGGAGCAAAAGGTTCTTTAAATATTGACATAACAATTAATTATTGGTACTATTAAATAATTCTAATACACTATTTACATTTACTGGTATTCTTAGTTGAGTTCCAGGTATAGGAAACATAGAACCCTTAGTTATATTATTATTTGCTACCGATATTATCCACCATAATTCAGCATCGTTGTAGTAATCGTATGCTATTAAATCTAAACGATCCCCTATAGTAGTGATTACATAAACATCCGTTTCTAAAAATGGGACATTTGGGTATATTTTACCCTTGTAATATCGTTTTCCAGATGACGTAAGTTTTAATGTATTTTTATCGTATCTCATAATCTTATCCCTTTAAGTAGATCAAATGTAGGTGCAGCAATTGGGTAAGGTCCAAGTTTTGGTGATTCTTTAGCAATTGAATTAGGATTTGCTAAACTAATAGGTTGATTAAGTAAATTATTTTGTCTTATTGATAATCTATCTGATAACCCTGTTGGTATTTGTTGAATTGCTTTAGATTTTATATCGTTTACTTTACCAAATATATTAATTGGAGGTCCAAATTGGGTATTATTTGATTCTCTTGTTACTGTAGTGAAGAATGTATTTGCTGCTAAATCTTTATTACTATTAGCTCCTGTATTATTTAATGTTTCTTCATCAGAAATAAAGTAATTAGCTGCATTTTCAATATCTTTATAGAAAAATCCACCTTCTCTTCTATATGTTGGTAAATCATTATGTATAACAGTGAAGTTAACTGAGACATTTATATTGTGTGCTAATTGATCATCTAAATCCCAACTAGATTCATTAGGTATATCATATGATAAACTATTAATTATTCCTGTTTCTCCTTTTAAATAATTTCCTAAATATAATTTAGTTAAAATCCCACCTAAACGACTTTCATTATATGATCCGGCTAATGATGATTCTAAAGCACCTAATGCTCTATGCCTTTCACGCAATTCTACAGGATTAGTACATGGAATTTGTAAACCGAATGATACACTACGTTTAAATTTATTAAATACATAAAAACTTTCTGATCTACCTACATAACTAACATCATTCCAACTAGCATCAGATGATACTTTAAATCCATTAATATATGCTGGGAATATTATTCGGTGGAGGTTTTGAGCAGTAAATGGATTAATTAGCTGAAAAACAACAGACATATTTTTTCCATCATTTCGTTCATATGAGTTTAATTTTCCAAATTTATTAAAATAACGAAAATTATCATCACTCCGTTTTAAACCTTGAGTTTCAGCTTTTTTGATTGGAAAACCATGAGTTTTATAGGTATATTTGGTTTCACCAACTCCTACTTTAACATTAGCACCTCCGTAATATGATATAGTAGCATCAGTAACATCACTATTTTTATTTATAATATCTTCTAGTTGTTTAACTCCTTTATTGTTAATAGCAATATTATAAACTGAGTTTTTAATTTCTTTTACAGGTGCAAATCCGGTAAATGGAAGATCAGTATCTTTTTTATCTGTAGTAGATGCTTTAACTGCACTTCTATATAGGTTAGTCACACCTGAATCAGCTTTAACTAAATCTCTAACTTCAGGAGGATAAATCTTTGTAAAAGCTAAATCGTTTAATTTCTTTAATTTATCAGTATCATTAGTAACAGATGATCTTCTGATAGTAGTAGAACCAATACCAAATCTTGAATTAGGACCCCCACTATATTGATCAATAATCATATCGACTGGAGGAGTAGAAACGTTGCTAATTTTATTTACAACATTTGATATTTGGTTAATAAGTGGACTACCACCAAAAAATCCAGCTATACCAGTAGCGGTTCCTAAAAATGATGATATACGAGATAATGAGCTTCCTACTCTATCTTGTAGTTCTGTTTTTTTAGCTTGATTTGAGCCTAATCTTCCTAATCTTAATTTACTATATAATTTAGTTAATCGGTTATCTTTTTCACTATTATTAGCATTAACAATACTTTCATATTTTTGATCATCACTCATTACTGGTGAAAAACCATGTCTAACAATGTGTTGACCTAATGCATTAACTGGAATTTGAGCTAATGTATTAACACCTAAATTATAAGTACGGGTAGGACCTCCAGTAGCATTATTTATCCTAGTACCTATATTTTGTACAAAAGATGAAATTTTACCAAATAATCCTGGGGGTGTAACTATTGTATTGCCTAATCCTTGTCTGGCTTCTAGTCTAGGATTAGATAACTGTAATGCAACTTGCTTAGTTAAAAATAAAGGACCTACAGGCAAATCGGTAAAGAACTTTCCAATACGAATAGTATCAGTTATACCAGCATTTGTAGAACCTATAGCACCCCCACGTATAAACTTATCATCAAATTTAGAAAGGCGGAATTGATTAAAAGCTCTATCTACTGTGTTTATATCGGTTACAATATATGGTTTTGTAGAATCGCCTTTAGTTCCTTTTTCTCCAAACTTTAATGATTTAAGTTTAGTGTCTTTTAACTTTGCAAATAAAGACATGCTTATTATTTAAAAATTTGGTCAGAATATTTTTTTCCTGTTCCTGATTTGTATTTTGATTTGTTAGCATTATCTGCTTCATCTAAAAGTGATGGGTTTCTTGTAATTTTTGGATCCCCAATTGTAGATGATTGATTATGTAATGTTGAAAGTTTATCTTCAGCATTGAATTTTGGTTTAGCTCCTTGAAAGCCTAAACGCATTTTTGGTAAGAAATCTAATAATCCCATTTTATTATTGTTGTTTTAGTATAAATATTAAAATTAAGCAGATCTATATGATTTTTGAATTAATCCGGTTCCTACTGATTTAGAATCTAAATGAACATCCCATGATTTATTCTTTAAATCAGTAACAGCTGCTGTTACTTGATTAATTGCGGCAATCATTGGAGATAAATCTATAGATTGATTATTATTTATGCGTGGGGATGTATCTAATCTATCACCTGATTTGTTTTGGGTAATATTTGGAGATACTGCTAGTTTATCACCAGCCGCGGTAATTGCTGTTTCTCCATATTTATTTGTTATTTGGAATGGACCTCCTGAAGTTGCTACACCATCTCCTACAGATTGAGATTTAGCATCTGAATTAGCAGATTTCATAGCTCCATATACAGTAGCAATTCCAGCGGCAATTGCTAATGCCATTACTCCAAATGAAAGAGCAGTAGCTAATGTTGAAGCTGCAATAGCAGATCCTGTTAAGCTGACAAACATGCTTGCTAATCCTAATAACATCTTACCTAATGAAATGCCAGCTATAAGAGTCATAGTTCCATAAACAAGTCCAGTATGTTTAGATAAATAACCCATAGCATCTACTAGTCCCTTAAAAGGACCATCTAGTAAATTAGCAAGTGTTGTTTTTAAATTATTAAAAGTAGCATCTAATTTTTCGGCCGCTGATTGTTGTTGAAGATTTACTACTAAAGAATCAGATTCAGATAAACCTCTTTCTCTAGCTATTTGTAATTGTTCCGCTGCTGATTTACCAGATATATCTCCTAACTTGTTAAATGTTTCTTGTTGGGTTAACATCTCTGCTAATTCTTCTCTACTCATTCCAAACGCTTGTGCTAATGATCTTTGACCAATAACATTCATTTTTTCAAAATCAGCTAAAGAACCTACTTGATCTGCTATTTCTTTAGTTAAGGTAACTTGATCCCCTGTTAAAGCAGCATAGCGGGCTTTTTCTAAATTAATTTGTTTTCCTGTTACTAATTCTGCTTTTAATTCGTTTTCAATAGATGATTGAAAGTCAAGTAAAGATTCGCCAACTTTATCTACTGCTTCTAAATTTGTACCTAATGCTTTTGCTTGGGCCACAGCCTTAGCTAATGCTTCTGGATTTTGTTGGAATTTACTTGTTATACCAGCACTAAGTTTTCCTATTTCTTGGAATACTTGTTTAGCATTTATTTGAACTCCTGTAGATTTTTGAGCAGCTATTATACCAGCAGAAATTGATTTGTTGGTGTCTTTTAAAGTTTTATTATTTAAAACACCAAATCTGTATATTTGAGTTGCTTCTTCTACTGATAACCCCATTGTTTGGGTCATCTTAGTAAATTCATTAACAGTACCTTGACTTAAAGTAACAGAAAGTCCTAATTGACTATTAACATCAGTTAAACTTTTAGCAATTTGTTCAGAAGAATAAACATTTTGATTTAGACCGTCATTAAATACAGATTGAGATTGTACAGCCTCAATTGTAAAATTTTTAACTTGATCTCTTGAAAGTCCTAAATTTCGAGCGGTCCCAACAATAGCAGTATCAAAACTTTTAAAAGCTTCAAACGCCATTTTGATATAACCTGTTAATTCACTAAATCCTTTTTTAGCTAAACCTAACCCAACAGCAAATCTTGCTACTGGGTCTTCCATAGCTTCTTTGAATCCTGCTTTAGCAATCCTAAATAGATCTCCCAATCCAACTTTACCATCATTAGCAGTTTTTCTAAGTTCACTATTTATATTATCTAAAATTACACTACTAATTCCAAACTTTTGTAATTCCTTAGAAATAAGTTTAAATGCATTTCCTGTTAATCCTAAATTATTATTAATTCTTTTTTCATTATCTATTATTTTATCAAACTCCTCATTGATTTGATTTAAATAATTTACTTGAACCTCAAATCCTTCCTTTATTTCTTTTTGCTGATCTTCTAAAAGTTTACGTTGTTTAGCTGTAAGATCATTCTGTTGTAGTGCCTCTTTAATATTATCTTGTTTAGTTCTAAGTGACTCTACTTCTATCTCAGCTTTCTTTTGTAAATCAGATAATTCTTTAACAGTTAATATATTAGTACCATCGACATGTTGTTGAACTTTAGCTGTTATACTACTTAATTTGTTATATGATGCATTAATAGAATTAATTAATTTTCCTGCAGAATTAAAATCAGATAATGTATTTTTTAATATTGAGGATATAGATCCAAATGCATTTCTAATATCATATATATCACTTGATAATATTCTTATTGCTCTTGAAATACCTTCAATATCATCGGGCATTTGCTCTAATGCTCTGCCCCCTAATGATCTTAATTCATCATTAAGTTGTTGAAATTGTTGTCTAAGATTATTAATTTCTTCTGGGGTAATTTCAGCCATATTATAATTTAATTATATAATATAAATATAAAAAGCACCTATTTTTTAGGTGCCTTATATGAATATGTTGGGTTTGAAGATTTTGGTTGAATATTAGGTCTAGCTATATCCTTAGGATTTGTTTTATTATTTAATTGTTGTTGTTGTTTTTCAGCTTCTTCATTTTGCTTATCAAAATGTTCTTTTATTTTATTAAATGTGAATTTACGAAGCCAAATAGGCATATTATAAATTGTATGCCAATCATATCCTCCACCACCATGAAATACAATTTCATGAATGGTTGAAAATAAAATTACTCTATACTCCTGCGTCAGGCCAAAAAAAGTTTAGGCCAATCTGCACCGTTACACCCTCCTGTGTGTACCCGTCTTTTTCAACATCGACTTTTAAGTCAATATCTGGCATTATTTGGTTGTAATAATCGCGTAATGATCGTGAATCTTGCGCAGTAAGATATTTGTCAACGAACTCACGGATATCTTTAGTATCGCGTGAACCCTCAACAGATGTTATCATAAATTTTAAACGAGTAGTTAATTCAAATGAATCATTAGGGTATAATTTCTTTAATCCTTTTAATTCTTGTTCAATTTTCTTTTCATCACTGCCATCTAACAATTTAAAAGTAATTGAATTTTTTGATTGAGGCAATTCATAAGTAAATTCATTCTTACCTGGTGTAAGTAATGATTCGTTTATTTCTTTTTCTTTTAATGTAGTTAAATCAACAAGATACTCATCAAATTCACTTTTATTTTTATTAAAAAATCTAATAGGGTAATCTTTACCATATCCCAAAATACGAGCGGCTATTAGAATTGCATTTTTATCTCCTATTAATAAATCATTAAAATTAATAGGGGTAACTATTAATGCTTCGAGTAATTTATCAATTGCAGTTCCATTTTCGATATAGTTTCTATTAGTTAAAATATCTTCATGCTTTGCAGACATATATGACATTTCAACTTCACCCGAAGATAATGGATTATCTTTTGAATATAATAAACCTTTTGAAGGTAGGGTGATTATTTCTGTTGGTAATTTAAATTTTGATTCCATATAACAATTTTATTGTGCGTATATAAATATATAAAACAAAAAACCCCTCGACAAAATGTCAAGAGGTTTTTAAATATTCACAATCTAATTTTTAGTAATTCAATACGCAGTAATCCATAGCGATTGTTAAGGAGATAGAAGTAGCAGTTTCTCCAGACGCCCAATCATATTCGCCAAAATTAGCAGTTTTGCAATAAGCACCTTTAATTACCCATTCAGATACCACATCACCAACTGGTCCTAACACGTTTAATACAACGTCTTTCTTGTAGAAATCTGAGTAACCGTCACGTCCCGTTACTGATTCATGAGCTAAACGAGCCCATTCCATTACTGCTTGTGCACCTGATGGAGCGATTGGATCGTAAAGTTCTAAAGTCATATCTTGCCATCTAACCTTACCTTTAATTTTACGGTAAGTGTTAATATGATCTAATATGATTTCTCCAGCTTCGAATGAAGGTGACGATGCTTTTTTAATTAAATAAGCTGGAATCCCGTCTATGTACATTATGAAACGATTTTGAACTTTTGGTTCAAAAGCGGTGAACATAATTTCTGATGAATCTAATACTGCCATTTTTTATATCTTGTTTATTATAAATATCAATTATTTAAATTTTTTATTATGCTGGGAAAGCAGCTCCAGTTGGTTGAAGTGTGAAATCCAAGATAATAAATTCAGCAGTTTTAGTAGGTTGAACATAAATCTGACCAACTAATTGATTACGATCAATTATGTCTGCTGTATTGTTTGTATCGTCCATTATTACTTTGTAAGCGTATAATCCTTGTTTTGAAACGATTTGTTCCATGTATGGATTAACGATTGATAAGAAACGATTACGTGTTACTGTTGTATTTTGTTCAAATACTAATTGACGAGAAACTGAAGAAACAAAACGTTTCAAGTTAATCAACAAACGACGAACATTTACGCGATCTAATGATGTAGCGCGTTTTTGGAATGTTTTCTGTCCAAATGCTACAACACCTTCACCTGGGAATGTTGCTAATGGGTTAACATTTGCAGCATATAAATCATCGCGATCAGTTGCTGATAATTTACGTTCAGCTCTAATTACAGATCCGATACCACCACGATTTAAACCTGCTGGAGCGAACCATTCAGCACCTACTGAATCATTGAATGCATATACACCTGCCATCACTACTGATGGTGGGCACCATACTGGACGACCTAAGTTAGCGCTTTGAACTTGAACCCATGGCCAATATCCAGCACCGTAATTTGAAGTTGAACCAGCAGCTGCTGATATTGCATTTGCTTTAGTATCTCCATAAGCAACTAAATCTTGGATAGCGAATGCATCACCACGATCTTCTACTGTTGTAATTGCACCAGCATCAGAAACGGCAGCATTAGCTCCTAAGAACATACCTGGAGTTAATAATAAGTTAAAATCGTATTCGTCTTTATTTGTAAGTAATGATAATGCAGTAACGTATTCTGTATCAACAAATCCTTGTGCGTTTGTTGCTGTTGAATCGATTGCATCAAAGAACTTAGCATTTGTACGGTTAGTTGCAGCAACTCCACCAGCAAATGAACCTCCGAATGAACCAGATCCTGTAGCAGGCAATGATCCTGAGAAAGTAGCAGCTTTAAATACTCCGTCGTTATCGAATGAATCTACATGTAATGTTGTAATCCCAGCAATACGAACATATTCAGAACCACCAGCAAATGAACCAGTTAATTGAACATATGCTCCATCACCAGTATTAGCAACATAAACTGGTTTTTCATCTCCAATTACACGAGAGATAAAATTAGCTTGTTGTGGATCTAGTGATAAGTTAGACCAAGTTTCTAAAATGTTTTTATTTGTTGTGTTATCATCTCCTCTACGAATTACTAATGTAAATGTACCTTTAGTAAGATCGGTATTTGTTACTTCCCAACGAATGTTGTTTGAAGAACCAGAAGCTAAAGCACCTGCGGCTGATATTGAACCTGTACTATTTGCTTCAGCACCATAATCCTTAACTTCTAAAGTGAATGAAGCAGAAGCTGCAGCAGATACTGTAGAGCCAGATACGTTAACATATGCTTGTGCGTATGTATTATATGCTGAACCGGAGATGATACGAGTTACTAATAGTGAAGTACCTCCACCTGAGAAATATTCTCTAGCAGCTAATGAAGTGAAGTATTCGTAATATTGGCTACCTGATTTTAATTGTTCGCCAAAATTTGAAACATATTCTGAGTATGAAGTAACTACTGTAGGAACTAATGGACGGCCTTTAACCGTTGGTCCAACGATTGCGGCTCCAGTAGTAACAGGTCCTCTAGTAACTAATGATTTATCACTTTCGCGAACAAAAACATTAGGTGATATAATTTTTTCTGCCATCTTAATTTAATGATTATAATTTGGGTATTTCTACAATAAATATATAGCAGACATTATAAAACGAAGGTAAACTAAGAAAGTTCGCCTGTTTCTAAGTCTATTATCTGCTCTGGGTACGCATTTTTTAATCTATCGATTAATTCTGTTTCTTTTAATTGGATTTTCTCAAAACTAGATACAAAACTATTAAATTCTTCTGTAATTTTTCTAAGTTGTTTTTGAGCTAATTCACGTTGTATTGATAACTCACCAATTTGAAACGTAATTATATTAAAATCTTGCTGGAGTTGTTTTACTTCTGCTAATTCTTCTTCGGTTATTTTTGTTGCTTTTACCATAACTTTATTTTATACGGGCCATTTATTTTCAGGACATGATTTTTCTACTGGTGAATATATTTTACCTTTTAATGGGCATCCACATTGTCCGCAGTAATAAAAATCACCTATATCATTATATTTTTTAAAAGGACATTCATTGCATACAGCAATACGTTGATCTGCTCTTTGTTGTTGTTCTTCTGATGGATTAAGAGCAGTAATCCATGATTTAGTAATTTCTAAAAATTTATTCATTGCAACTTATTTTATCGTATATAAATATATAAGAGAAATTAAACAATACAAGTAGTTCCTTGATTCATTGTAGAAGAATACATAATTTGGGCACATACACTTCCACCATCATAAACAAAATAAGTATACTGAGTAATACCATTGCAATCAACAAAATCAATGTATATATCATATCCATTATTGTTATACCATGTATAACATGTTGGTGTTGGTGTATGTGTTGGTGTAGGTGTTGGAGTTGGAGTTGGTGTTGGTGGGATATAACCACATGCTGGGGAATTATATTGATATGGAACTTCGTATGTTCCACAATTACCATCGGCATATATATAAATTAACGTAAAATCCTCACAACGTTGACCCACTTGTTGTCCCTCAAATGGACAAGGTGTGTTGGTTGGATTTGGTGTTGATGTTGGTGTATTTGTTGGAATTGGAGTAGGGGTTGGTGTTGCTGTTGGTGGTGTACAGCTTGTACTAATTAATCCACTTAAGAAAGTATATCCAATAGGATCTGAAGTATCATCATACGTTTGTTGTAATTCTAAATAATATCTTGTACCTGGATTGAAACTATCTATAAAATAATATCCAGTACCTGCTGGTTGGTTTTTAGTATATCCAGTACCTATTGGAGATAAATTACAATTATTATCTACTGAATAAATGGTGAATATTCTGTAAGTAAATATTTGTAATGTAGGAGTAGGTGTTAGTGTTGGAGTTGGTGTAGGTGTTAGTGTTGGAGCTACAAAACAACTTACACTTATGTTTGATGCAAACGTTCCACTACATGATTCATTATTACGTTCAGCCATTTGAACTCGATATGTTCCATCATCAACACCAGTAAATGTAAATTGAACTAATGCCGCCGGATTACCACCACGGTCTCCATTCTGCCACGCTGTTGTAGTACCTCCGGAAAATGATGTTAAACGTACTTGGAAAAGACTACAAAGAATAGATCGGACAAATATAGTAACACGCCCATTCAGTCCAGATACATCATCACATGATACAGTGATGGTATTACTAAGTTGGAATCCGTCAACACACACACATGTAGGACAAGATGATATAGAATTAACAACCCCTGCAGGATTTACATAATAAACTGTAGAACTAGCTCCTCCGGTTCCATACCACCCAGCAGCAGCTAATGTAGCTCTTCCACTATCAGTCCAAACATAATCTCCTACATCTAAAGAATCACAATCAACCCAATATAAACTTGATGCACTTCCGTTTCCTCCACATAATGCAGCTTGAGACTCAGTATTATATTTTATACCAGTTAATGAAAATACATTCCAAGGAAATATAATAGTTTCACCAACAAACATACGTGTTACATTACTTGAACCTAATTTTACTTGATTACAAGAATCTATGTTTATTGTTCCTAATAAAGTTTTCCCTGCTGTTAAAGCCATTATTAAATTATAATATATAACGTATTTGCATCTTTTGAAAGTATATCATTATACTGAGTTTGATTTAAAGTTACTATCTTAGTTACTTTTGATGTTCCATAAACATCTGCTGTATTAGTAATGAAATCATCAGTTGATGGTGTAGTACCAGTAGTACCTTGAGCACCAGTCGTACCTTGAGTACCCGTTGTGCCTTGAGCACCGTTTGTACCAGCAGTACCTTGAGCACCATTTGCACCCGCGGTACCTTGAGCACCGTTTGTACCATTTGTGCCGTTTGTACCATTTGTGCCGTTTGTACCATTTGTACCAGCAGAACCTTGAGCGCCATTATTACCTGCTGTACCTTGAGCACCTACTGCACCTTGAGCGCCAGTAGTACCTTGTAAACTTAAATTGGATCTATATTTTAAATTACCATCATTATTTAATACTACTATGTTTGTTTCTGTAGTGCCTATTGGTATAGGTTCTATTCTAGATGCTGTATAAGCATATGAGCTGCTTACAACATTAGATGCACTTATAGCCCAACTAGCAGTACCATTAAATGAGCCTGTAAATGAACCAGTATATGAAGAACCAGTAAATGCTAATGATGTTAATGAATGTGATATAAATACACTACCGGTAAATTGGTGTGTATCATCTTGTGTATTTCCAAATACATGGCTACCATCAGCATATGATTCAGTAACGTAAATTATCGAGGATGATATTATTATTTGACGTGCAGTTATATCGCCAGTAACTGTCCAACTTCCAGATACAGAACCTGATCCAAGAATATTTACACTACCTGATAAGTGAGTACTACCACTAACATGTAAAGTACCAGATACAAATGAACTTCCACTTACACGGCTACTTCCACTTACATCTAATGAGCCAGTTATTAATTGACTTCCAGTAATTCTAGCACTACCGGTTAAAAATGTACTACCACTTACATTTAAACTACCAGATAAATGTTGGCTACCTGTAATTATTAAACTACCTGTTAAAAATTGACTGCCCGTTACAAATAAACTACCAGTTATAAATTCTGATCCTGATATATTTGATGATCCTGTTATTGATTGGCTACCTGTTATTCTAGATGATCCACTAATGATCTGAGAACCAGATATATTTGAACTTCCGGTTACGTTAACACTACCACTTACTCTAACATTTCCTTGAATATATGGATCGCCAATTATAGAAATTGTAGATGAAACAACAAATATTTCATTAACTAATTTAACATCATTCTGACTAACATAATATAAAATATTAGGAGCATTTTGAGGAACTGTAAATGTTATTGTTCCACTAGAAGCACCATTATTAGTTACTCCATTCGAGTATACTCCTCCAGTACCTGCAACTGGTGATGCTTTTATCCAAAAAGGATGGCCAGGAGTATTTACATTAAAAGTATATGTAACTCCTTTAACTAATACTAATGGTGGATTTAATCCATTAGACGAACCTTTAAATGAATATTTTACTGCCATTTTATATTAGGTACAAAGTGGGAAAGAAGCAAATGATGTTGAATAAGAATAATTTCCAGTATACGTAGTTATTACTGATCCATTAAGTGCTTTTAAAGATAAAACAAGCTGAGTTGGTTCTGCTGTTGGAGATGGTATAGATAATAACATCGATACTTTAGTTAAATCAAATCCATCTATTATAGTTGCATTAATTCCTCCATAATTCTTTCTTAATTCAACATATGCTCCTGCAGGGGCATTATTTACAGAAACTCTAAATTTAACCCCACATGCGTTTCCATCATTACAATTATTTGTTCTACAAAGTGGTTGTCCAACAGTAATTGATGGAGCTAGTGTAGGTGTTGGAGAAGGTGTTCTAGTAGGGGTAGCTGTAGGTGTAGGGGTAAGTGTTCCGGTGGTTGTTAAAGTTGGAGTAACACTAACAGTTGGTGTTGGGGTTGGAGTTACAGTAGGAGTTGGGGTTGGTGTTGTTGCTATTTCAACTAATGTTATATCAAATGTAGTGTTTAGTGAAGATGTAATTAACATACTTCCACTAAATATATTGTGACCTTTAAATGTATTCGAACCTGTTATAGCATATGAACTTGGAGATATACCACCATTAACTGAATTTAGTGGGGAATTTTCACCAAATACTGTATTATCGATAAATGATTGTATTCCTGATAATTCATTAATGTTAATTTCTTGTGGATCTACATCAAATACTACATCTGAAGTTCCATCATATATAGCAGGTTTTAAACCATATCCGGCTTCTAACTTAGTAAATGTAGCGTTTTCTTGTGCTTTTAGTGTTACTATTGATTCTACTCCACCAGCACTTTTCTTTAAGAAAAGTCTACCATCATATGTATTTAATGCTAATTCCCCTAACTGTAATTGATCTATGGTAGGGACGCGGCCTGGTATGGCGCTACGTTTTGATTTAATGCTAGGCATCTGCTATGGTCAAGTAGTATATACTAAAAAATGAATCCTATATAGGTCCACCATAAATATAGTAAAAAAAAGTCTGCATTATTAGTACAGACTTTACTTTTTAAAACCAATTTATTATTTTACTTCTTCAACTGATGGTTCTTCAATTAGATGTTTAAATACTAGAACATAATTATCTTTAGTTTCAATTTTATCTAAATTAGACAATTGAATTTGAGGTAATTTAATGTCTTTTTCTTGATTTAACAACTCACCATATTCATCATTGAAAGCAATGTATGCTGGATTAATGTCTTTTGCAGGTTCGCCTTTATCGTCTAATTCTCCGGTTTCAATAACCATTGAAATACCTACATTACCGTTTTCATCTTCAGTACCGTGCTTTTTGATTAACTCATCGCGTAATGAATCGATTACTTTCTTTTCTGCAGCTAATGATTCTACTAATGTATTTAAATAATACTTAGTTACTACTGGTAGTTTTTGATTTAATAATCCTTCGATGATTTTCTCACCTGTTTGGTTATTTGTAGCGCCTGCTAATTCAGCTTCTAAATTTAATAATTCAAATAATTTTAACGATTGATTTTTCATTTTGTAACTTTGTTATTTGTTATAAATATAATTTTCTGATTTTTTTGTAGTATTTGTTACTGATTTAATGGTATTTAAGACATCTTTATCTACCAAATCTGGGTGTACCCACCAATCTTCAAATGGTGAATCATCATCTGGAGATATATTATCTACAGCTAATTCATATCCTTTAGATTCTAGGTATCTTCTTGATTTATCACGATATGATTTAGTTTCATCACAATAATAATCATGTTCATATGTTATTACTGCAAATCTATATTCTTCAAATGGAATTTGTAATAAGGTTTTAAATGTGTTATAAGATGGTTCACAATCTAACTGTAAGTAATCCCAATCATTTCCCCAATTTGTATCGCTTAATATTGTATCATAATTAGCAATCGTAGCATCTTGTAATAAACAAAAATTATTCCTTGTACCATTAAATTTATTTACTAAATTACTATCAATTTCTAATGATATGCCTTTCCAATTAAAATCTTTTTCTAAAATATAAGTATTAGAATTATCAATGGGGTCATTTGCCCCAATTTCTAAATATTTTCCATTTGTTTTTCCATCTAATGCCATTAATACAAACATGTCTTGAAAAACTTGTGATTGGTTATTTTTTATTTTTTCAACTCCTTTAAATTTAAATCTTAAATTATCTAATTGAGTATAGTCATAATATGATGGTTTTATCCAATCTTCTGATCCCACTAAAAAAATAAGATTTCTTTTTACAGAATCTATATAATCATAAGATATAACTTCATTATGATGTAATTCTAAAAATAAATTTAAAGATTCATCCATACTTCCTAACCACCACGAACATACAGCTTTTTCAAATTTAAAACCCCATCGACCTGGGTATTCAACATCAATTAATATTTCTGGTTCATCTGTTGCTAATTGTTCACCTATAGTAGATATAGTATAACTTTCTTGCCAATCTTTATTTCGTTCATATAAACGAGAAAGTAAAAAATATGCTTCAGGACGTTTTGGTGAATGTGATATAGCATGCAGATATAATCCTTTAACTGAGAATATGCGATTATTTTGTTTTTCTAAACATAATCCAATTCTAAGTAATGATAAATAAATTAAATCACTATCTAATTCAGTTACTCTTAAATAATAAGTTAAAGCTGATGCTGTTTGATTTTGATCATAATATGAATTAGCTAAATTAAATATAGCTTTATCATTGTATGGATCTTTTATAAATTCAGTTAATGTATATTGGATATTCATATTCCTGCTAATGTTTTAAAATAATTTAAAGGCATGTTTAATAAATAAGCGGCATTATCTCCATACCCAAATGAAATTAACACATTATCATCTTTTATAGCCAACCCACAACAAAATTCAATATAACCAGTCATAAAATCAAACTCATCACTTATATTTACTACATTCCAATCTTTATCCCACGTTACTATTCTATGTCGGTAAGTTGCTTCTTTATTGTTATTTTTATTTTTCCATAAATCTGCTTCATGTGTTATTGCTACTCGATAATCACCAATAGTTATAACTTGACTTCCACCTCGTATATCGCGTTTAGTAGAATATGGCTTACCTAAAAATATCTGATTGCATGTTTTATTAATTGGATCTACCTTAACAATTTCTGTTGGATTAGTCCATTTAACAAAATAATATGGCATATCTAAAATTGGCATCCAATTTTTTTCACAATATGAATCATTATTAAATGGAGCAGGAATTCTAAATCGACTTATTTCTGTTACTTTATTATCTAAAATTTTTATTTCTGATAATTCCATTCGGCCTTCACCGTTTGTTTTAGTATCTCGTCTTACACCACAGATATATAATTTATTATCCCATCTAACTAAACGAGCATCTTCTAAACCAACGAATTCCCACACTGGTGATATGTCGTATCTTGATGTATCTATTCTATCAAATGAATCTATTGATAAATTATCATCTAATGAACAAAAATGATTAGTTGTTCTTAATGTTATATCATTTTCTGGGTTTAGATAGGCTAATGGGCCGTACCGGTTTTCAAATTTACCTCTAGTATGATATAATGTATACTGGACATGACGTAAATTCAAAATTAACTTCCCATCATCGTTAAAAATTGATGGGTTTAATAATCCAGTTCCATTTGTTTCGGAGGATGGTATGATTAGTGGGATAATACTACCTCCATTAGCTATAACCTGTTTTGCTAAATTTTTCAAATTAAATGTCTAATAATAATTGTTAATGAAATACAAATCCATATTGTATTAAATAAAATTAATGTTGGTAATGATTTTCTCATTGATGCCCAAATTAATGCTGATGATGTTGCTAATGTTAAAAAATGCATATACCATAATTCAATACCAAATATTAATCCAGGTATAATAATGATTGCTTTTGCCATCCAAGCAGCAGCTTCAATAATATTATAATCAGTCCAGTATTCTTTAGATAAGTACATTTTGTATCTATCAGTAATTTTACTTAATCCAATGATTAAATATAATAAAGACAGATAAGCAATATAAATAGTAGGATAAATCATATAGTATAATTAAAGTTTATAACAATTCTTCTGTAAGTATCTGATTGGACTGAACTTGCATGGTAATACTTTCCATCAAATGTAATCATTTTATTTGCTTCGCAATCGACTGATTTCTGGATGGTTAGTTTATTATTTAATATTTTGCTTAAATATTCTACAGGTGGAAATCCAAATCTCGGATTGTATTTTTCATTATATAATACAGTTGGGGCATTTGTTGTATTCATGTATATTATACCTGCTTTATGTGTTTCATCTGCATCCACATGAGGAGGATTTGTGTGGATGTTTGGCTGGCATGTGCACATATTTATTTTAATACGAATTATTTCTTTTGGTTTTTCACCCATTCGTTCTAATCCATCTAATATAATTTTATTTAGTGGTTTATATAATTCAGATCTAACATCTTTATCTAATAATACTAAATGAGCAAAACTAAAATCAGGTGAATATTTGTTAGTTAAATTAATTAAATCATTTTGTTCAGATGATGAATATGTACCTGAAAGATACCAAGGAACTATTGCAGAGAATAATTCTGTTTGTAGTTTTTTAAAAGTTACATCATCAATAACGTTTTTTAATTCTTTCATATGCAAAAAACAATATTAACAACAACTCGTCTATCGGTTTTACGTGGTGGAGATGATGCATGTAACTGAGTAGCATCAAATATAAATGCACTATTTGCTTTTGGTGTTACTCTAGTTTCAACAGTTAAATC